CGTGTACTGTTCGGTACTGTTGACTTAGTTAATCCTGTTGATGCCAATGGTAACTCTGTAGACGTGGAGTCTACCCCATTTATATGGGAGGTAGAAAACCGTGATGCATTTAAGACTATGGGTGATGTGTTCAACAAGTTAAATAAAATGAAACGTCTACCTGTACAGCATTATGTAAAGGCAGGAACAGAGGAACGTAAGTTGCCAAATGGTAACTCATTCTATCTGCCTACTGCTGAGTTGGATCTATCCGAAACATTGGATATGGACAAAGACACTCAGGAAAACCTAGCTAACTTCTTAGCTTGGGTAGCTAACTATAATGAATACATTATGGGTGCTTGGAATGAGAACATGCAGAAGCATCAGTCGGTAGACACAGATACTGTCAATGAGTTCATTGATATTGATACTGCTGAGTTAGTATAATGAACCATCCTGCTGAACTGCCAATTCATCAGTACCTTGATAAAGCTTCTAATGGGCAGACAACTATGTCTGATGAAACCATAGAACAAGTAGCTCAAGACATCAAGGATGCGTTGAAGCGGCAGTTTGGTGGGGGCAATAGGAGAGGAGAGTTTCGTCTACGTATGTCAAACATAGGTAGACCTACATGCCAACTCTGGTGGGAGAAGAACCACCCAGAGAAGGCACTCCCCAAGCCTACCACCTTCGTAATAAATATGCTAATAGGAGATATAGTTGAGGCAGCGTTTAAAGGAATACTTAAAGAAGCAGGAGTTGCTTACGAAGATTCGGACACAGTATCTTTGGAGCTTGATAACACTACAGTTAATGGAAGCTATGATCTTGTTGTCGATGGTGCTTTGGATGACGTAAAGTCTGCATCACACTGGTCATATACAAATAAGTTTGAATCGTATGACACGTTAGCTAATGGAGATTCCTTTGGTTATGTAGGTCAGCTTGCAGGATACATCAAGGCATCAGGTAAGAAGACTGGTGGTTGGTGGGTAGTTAATAAGGCCAATGGTCAGATTAAATACGTAGCTGCTACAGGCTTAGACTTAGATACAGAGATAGCCAAGTTAAACAAGACAGCAAAGACTGTTGACTCAAATGAGTTCAAGCGTTGCTTTGAGCCAGACCCTGAAGTGTACAGAGGTAAGGCATCAGGTAATAAAGTACTGCCTGAAGGCTGTAAGTTCTGCGACTACAGGTATGCCTGTTGGGATACCATAAAGGATCTACCATCCAAAGTATACCAAGGTAAGAAGACACCCCCTACTGTGTCTTACATTGGAGAAGTAGTAGGGTGAATGGTAAACGTTTTCAGGCTGCCCTGAAGCATGGGTATAGGAGTGGATTGGAGATGAAGATCTCTGACTACCTCAAGGAACTGGATATACCTGTGGTGTATGAGGCCATTAAGATTGAATGGGAAGACCTTATGTACCGCACGTATACTCCAGACTTTGTGTTGCCTAATGGTATCATAATAGAAAGTAAGGGTCGCTTTACCGCAGCAGATAGACGCAAACACATTGAAATAAAGAAGCAACACCCTAAATTAGATATACGCTTTGTATTCTACAACAGCAGAAACAAACTAAGCAAGGGTGCAAAGACTACGTATCAAGGTTGGTGTGACAAACATAAGTTTTTATACCATGATAGGATCGTACCACTCGAATGGATACAAGAAAAAGGAAAGAACAAACATAAACCTGTAATACATTTACCCTATAAAAAAATAATAAGGAGGTAGCCTATGACAATACAAGTAGATGACTTTGATGTTAATGATATAATCATACGAATGAAACCTAACTTTACCGACAGTAAATGGAATGGTTATATAGACATAGACATTATAACAGATAATCAACGTACAACAAATAACCAAGACTTTATAGGCTTAATGCAAGTAGCATCTCTTGTGTGTTCATCACTACCTTTAATGGAATTAAATGAAGAATTTAGAGAAATGCTTTGTGATTATGCAGAAAGTGTGATAGAACAGGAAGAGAAGTTAAAAAAGAAAGACATAGTTAAAGAGTCAGTTGCTAATACAACTGGCAATATAATTAAAGTAAACTTTGAGAGGAGTAAGTAATGAGTATTAAACCAGAATATGATGTGGTAGACAAACCAGAACATTACAATCAAGATAATTGCATTGAATGTATAGATGCAATTCGTGCTGCTCTAGGTTCAGGGTTTAAAGAGTATTTACAGGGTAACATACTAAAATATATATGGAGACATAAGTATAAGAATGGTGTAGAAGATTTAAAGAAAGCAAGATGGTATCTTGACAGGCTCATTGAGTCAGAGGTTAGCAATGATAGCTAAGATATTACTAACACTTGACATTGATGAAGAAGAATATAGGATGCCTTCAGATGGAAGGATAGAAGAAGAACTGCAAGAAGCAGTACATGAATTTGTATATGACATAGACGGCATGGAGATTAAGGCCATGCGAGTAACAACGGAGTAATTAAATGAGCAACAACTATTTACCTACAGACTACCAAGCATTTATTCATACCTCACGGTATGCTCGTTGGTTAGAAGACGAGAACAGAAGAGAGACATGGCCTGAGACTGTACGTAGGTACATGGACAATATTGTAAAGCCTATCGTGATAACTGAATCAGAATTTAAAAATATAGAGGATAGCATACTTAATCTTAGTGTCATGCCAAGCATGAGAGCCTTGATGACAGCAGGTGCTGCATTGAACCGTGACAACACAGCAGGCTACAACTGTAGCTACCTGCCAGTAGATGACCCTAAAGCATTTGATGAAGCTATGTACATACTGTTATGTGGTACAGGTGTAGGCTTCAGTGTTGAGCGTCAGTACATACAGAACCTACCTGAAGTACCAGAGCTATCAGAGAGTGAGACTACCGTAGTTGTAAAGGATAGCAAAGAAGGGTGGGCTAAAGGACTGAGACAGGTTCTTGCTCTACTCTGGGCAGGAGAGATACCGAAGTGGGATGTCAGTCAGGTACGCCCTGCAGGAGCTAGGCTGAAGACATTTGGTGGCAGAGCATCTGGCCCTGCACCATTAATTGACCTGTTTAACTTCTGTGTAAATACATTTAGATCTGCATCAGGTAGAAAGTTGTCATCAATAGAGTGTCACGACTTGATGTGTTACATTGGACAGATCGTTGTTGTAGGTGGTGTGCGTAGATCAGCCATGATCTCACTGTCCAATTTATCAGATGGTAGAATGAGACATGCTAAATCAGGTAACTGGTGGGAGACAGCAGGACATAGAGCATTGGCGAATAACTCTGTCTGTTATACAGAAAAACCTGACTCAGAAACTTTCATGCGTGAGTGGCTTGCACTTGTTGAAAGTAAGTCAGGTGAACGAGGTGTCTTCAATAGACAGGCATGTAAAGTATTAGCAGAGCGTAGCGGTAGACGTGATCCAGACCACGAGTTCGGCACGAACCCCTGCTCAGAGATTAGCTTGAGGCCATATCAATTCTGCAATCTAACTGAAGTCGTTGTACGTGCAACTGATACACTGAAAGACATTAAAAATAAAGTAGAGGCTGCTACAATACTGGGTACAATACAGTCTACGTACACTAAGTTTCCTTATCTACGTAAGATATGGCAGCGTAATACTGAAGAGGAAAGGTTGCTAGGTGTAAGTCTGACAGGTGTTATGGACAATCCTATTATGACATCAGCTAACAAAAACTTAGCTAGAGACTTAGAGAGCCTTAAACAGCATGCCGTATACGTAAACTCTGTATGGTCTAAAAGGTTAGGCATTGAACAGAGTACTGCTGTTACATGCTGCAAGCCATCAGGCACTGTGTCACAGTTAGTAGACTCAGCATCAGGCATACATGCCAGACACTCACTACACTACATTAGAACTGTACGTGGAGATAACAAAGATCCTCTTACACAGTTTATGAAATCTCAGGGCATACCGTTTGAGCCATGTGTTATGAAGCCTGACAGTACAACAGTGTTCAGCTTTCCTATTGCAGCACCAGCTAAGTCTGTCACACGTAATGACATGACAGCTATACAGCAGTTAGAGATGTGGCTCGTCTATCAAAGACACTGGACAGAACACAAACCTTCTGTTACAATAACAGTTCGAGACAATGAGTGGATGGAAGTAGGTGCCTTTGTATATAGAAACTTTGATGAGATGAGTGGTGTGTCATTTTTACCACACTCTGATCATACTTATCAGCAAGCACCATATCAGGATTGCACTAAACATGATTATGGTATATTAAAAAGTATTATGCCTAGTAAGATTGACTGGTCTAAGCTGTCAGACTTTGAAGCTGAAGACACAACTAAGTCATCTCAGACTTTTGCATGCACTGGCGAAGTTTGTGAAATGGTAGACATCAGTGCGTAAAAGGAGAAGTATAAATGAATATTAATATAGATGGTAAAGACTACGAAATAGATGAGAAGGACGAAAAGAATGCTGAACTTATGGGTGTTCTTGGTGTTATACGAACTGGTGATGGTGCGTTACCTTTACTGCAACACATACAGCAGTGTGTGCAAGCAGTACACTCAGGTAAGTTACAGGAGTTAAAAAACTTATTGCCTAAAGAAGAAAAAGAAACTAAACCTAAAAAGGAGAAGTAATATGCTACAACCAATCCAAGGAGCAGTTAACAGAACGTTTAGACCTACATCATACAATCGCAATGACTCTAAGGCTAAAGATGCAATCACTAATTATCTAAGAAGTCTAGGCCATAGCATTGTAAGTACGAAAGAAGATTATTCTTTTGACATTACCAGTCGCATGGATGACACGACATACTACTCTGAAGTAGAGATGAAGAACCAGTGGACAGGTGAGTGGAATACTACATGGGAAGAGATACGAATACCTTACCGTAAGCATAAACTTATTAACAAGTTACATGCTTTGGATACTACGCAGGAAGGCAGAAGGTATTTAGATTTTTATGTTATACGCAGAGATTGTAAAGCAGCTTGGAAAATAGGTAGTGAGTTACTAGAAAACTGTGAAGTTAAAGAAGCTTGGGGTGGCAGGATATTAAAGGGTGAACAGTTCTTTCATGTACCATACACTAATTCTCACGTAGAACTAGTGGAGCTTTAAATGAAGAAAAATTTAACGAGAGCAGAACGTGGCCTTGGAAAATATGATGCCCCACTGAAGGTTCAATTTCAGCGAGGCTATGAAGATTTTAAACGTGGTCGTGTAGGTAATCCATTCCATAGAGATACCATGCAGCACAGGGAATGGAATAGAGGATTCAATAAAGCATGGGAGGAGAACCTAAAGCGAGTAACTAAGTATGAACAAACTAAAAAAGGAAGTAGATCAATGGCTCAAGGAGAAGTACAACATGTCTGACTTTAATGCATATCAAAGATCAGCAATTAGAACTGCTGTATATCCACCAGAACATAAGATACTTTACCCTGCACTAGGACTAGCAGGAGAAGCAGGTGAGGTAGCTAACAAAGTTAAGAAGGTTATGCGTGATGGCATAGAGAACCAACCAAGTGATTGGAAAGAACAGATAGCTAGTGAGATAGGAGATGTTCTGTGGTACTGCGCTGCACTGGCACAGGATCTAAACATGTCACTAGGTATGATAGCAAGTCTTAACGAAAG